TAATGTGACCTACATAGATATAATTTGTGAAAACACAGTTGATGATAACATCGTAGGTAGTCTACGAAATAAAATTGACTTGGCTTCACAATCATTAGGAGAAAAATTAAGAGAATGGCTAATAGAAAGCAAAAAAAAGAAAAAATAAAATATTACTTTGCTTATGGTTCTAATATGAATCACGAGCATATGAAGATGAGATGCCCAAAAGCAAAGTATCTAGGGCAATGGACACTACCTGGACACAAATTAGTTTTTAGAAGTGTTGCAGATGTGGAACAGTCTAAGAATAATAAAGTCAGTGGTGCCTTATTTGAAATAACTCAAGAATGTGAGAGAGCCTTGGACAGGTACGAAGGATATCCAAACCTTTATACCAAAAAATACTACACCATATGGCACACCGAAATGGAGGATGTGTTGCCACAAACAATAATGTTTTACAGTATGGTTGATAAATATGGAGAATATCCTCCTTCAGAGGGATATTTTCAGACCATTAAACAAGGCTACAAAGACTGTAAATTATCAACAGGACCCTTAATGATGGCTGCCAAAAACTCATTAATATCTCAAATAGATTTACCAAATGGGTTGACATTGCAGTAGGAGTTCCTATATAATATTACATATAATAAATTAAAAGAAAGAGAATGATATGGGAAAAGTAAACGCATACGCAAGAGAGAAAGACGACGAACTAGTAGATCTTTACAACGAACTTGATGAAGCTAGAGCAGCTTTGGATAGAGCTAAAGAAATGCCAGGTTTCCAACAGCTAACTAAAACTCACAAAGAAAGAGACTTTTTTTTGTTAGAGTCTGAGATGAACGACTTTGTAAGTTTGGTTGATGATTACATTAGAGGGGATGAACCTAAATGACCGACACTACAAGATACAAATCTATTATTGTAAGAGTTGAAACTCATGCAAAGTTAAAAGAAATGGCAGGGACCGATAAAAAGATTTCTGGTATTGTTTCACAGTTAGTTGAAAAAGAATGGAAAAAAACAGAAAGCAGAAAAACAGTTTAACTGTTCCTCAGTAATGAGGAGGAGGCACCTACAAGATCTCCGCAGGTCTTTTTTCATCCATAATCATGGTGTCTCCTCTTGATTACTGATAGCGAGAATCAGTAATATCTCTGAAGTCTACCTCCCAAGCAGATGGATGAGATCTATCTTGCTCTCGCATGAACGACCGGGGGGTATCTTTCATATCCTATCCTTACAAATAAATGCCCCTCGGTTTAAAAATTAACTTGACTTTTTAATATCATTTTATCCAAAAAATCTATATAAATATCCATAAGAGCGGGAGCATTTACCCTGTTTCGACTCCCGCTTTTACAAAGGACAACGCTATGTTGAACGATATAAAAACAAAAATCGTACTAGCTGTCCAACGACAGCAGGTGTACGACCCGGTATTGAAAGATACAGTAGGTAAAGTCTTGGTGACTTTTTCTGACGGGGTAGTGAACGGCTATCTGGAAGAGGATTGGGATAACCTGTTAGACCAAGTTGATTCTATGCTAGATAAGGCTTTCATTGTTGAGCCGAAGGCTTTTCGACCACAGTTGGATTAGATTTTATTTTAGATATCTTATTTTGTAGTGAGGCTATCAGGAGATTTCTGAGTTCAAACTCTGTTAGGTTCTTCTTATCTAATTCGTAATTTTTCATGAGAACTTCTAGTATATCAAAGTTCGCAAGTCAATATCTACATAAAAATTAAAATAAATTACTTGACTTTTAACAAAGAATATTCCCATCGTACTTTTGGCACAGCTGTTTGCACTTTGGTTCTGCTTCTAGATTTTCTTGACCACTCTCCTCCCTCACTTGTATTAGTAGGAGTCCAATTAGCTGCCTTATAAATAGTCCCTAGATGCACCTCTGTGTCTTGATACGATATTAATTTTTCTATCTCAGGAAACTTTTCTTTAATTGTCTTAGCCATTTTAGCCATGACATATGTTGCGGTATTCTTAGGACAATGTTTGCTCAGAGCTAGTCTTCTTAGTTCTAGTAATGTTTCATTACTTAACATGCGAGCCACAGGTGAAGACCAAATGCCGACACCAACAACTGCCTCATCAATCATAAATAAAAAACAAATATATTTTTTAGATCGCCATACATTACTAGGGTGTAGTTTAGGTAGTCTTGAGTGCCATAGCTCGTTTAATTTACAAGCGACAGCTGCCGAAGTCTCCTGTATTTCTATGTTCAAGTTATTTCTTTTTTATCCAACAACCATTGACCGGGGATCACTTGAACCCTGCCCACATCGTTATCCATTTTATCCGAACCAATATCCGCTGCCAAAATAATATAATCTTCTGTTTCTGCGAGAACATATCCCACAGAAAGAACTTCGGGAGGCCTAACTTTGAGGGCATCATTTAAACTGTGCCAACCACTTTCTTTTTCATATGCATCTAACCATTTAACTTCATAGAGTTTACGCCTGGAATGAGTTTGAGTTGACTCCCCAACTTGTCTGCGTCTGAGTGTTTTATCTTTGCGAACCAACCCTCGTCTCCCTTACAATGTGTGACTGTCTCAATTCCATGTTTTGCCAAACCTCTATAACAACCCTGCTTTACAGAGTCCAAGTTTATATCATCACCTACCATTATGCCACCTTCGATTACTTTGGGCCACCAATTGTAAACGTCATTCTCGACTGCTTCCATTGTGTGGTCTCCGTCAATGATTACGGCAGCCACTGAGTTATCCTCAAAAGACTTAATAAGATCGGGGTTATCTGACCTTGACTGATATACAATCACTCTTTCGTCGTCGATATATTCTCTTAGATTTTCTTGAAACTGATCATACATTGGCTCTAAATCTACCTTTGAATGTTCCATACCAGAGCCTTTGAAAGTATCTATGACATGAACTTTGACGTTATGTTTACCTGCATAGTCCAATCCGTCTAGTAGAAATCTTGTGGACCTTCCCGTAAAACAACCAATTTCCACGACTGACTGACCATCGTCCACGAACTTTACAATGTTTGCATATGCGTCATGCATATTAAACCAACCTGGTATATCTAAATATTTATACATTTAATTTCCTTTCTTTATACGGGTGGTAATTGCAGGGTGTTTATGCCCCTCGAAATCTACATTCAAAACATTTGATTCGTGTCTTACGCACCATGCTTGAAAGCCATGAACTGTCCAACCTATCTCAAACCTAGCATTTTTTCTTGGCGAAACTCCTTGAGGTAGTTCGTCCATGCATTGTTTACAATGTAGAAACATTTGTATTTGATTTTTTTCGTTAATCATCTAGAACCTCACATCCTTAATTTTTTTCCACCACTCAAACTCAATCAATGGCACCTTCGTCCAACCATGTTTTTCTTTTAAAATTTTAATTATATGATCGTAGTTGTATGTCATGCTTTTGTCTCCTTACATTCTATGTTTAAAAACTCTGCTATGTCTGAAAACTCATACTCTAGCTGCTCGACTTTTCTCTCACAAGCCTGTTGACTTTTTACCTCTTCTTGTGAAAACACACACTCTGTCATTCCATCATTAGGTAAACAAAGTTGTAATAATATAATTACTTTCTCCATTATTCCTCTCTCTCTTTTTTAACTACTGTTCTTTCTATGTACTTTAACGCAGGGAGTACAGTCCCTTCGTGTTCCACACCCATTCTTTCAACTATATCTACCAGAGTATGTATAGTCAAAGGGTATGGTAGCCTGGCAACGAAAGAATCATCTTTGACGACTTTTCTTTTTTGTCTAGGCTTTTTAAATTGTATTATCTTTTCACTCATGTTTTATAATCAAGTCTATTTCTTCTTCACTTGCCTCATCTCTTTTGTCTAAAACATACTTGTCATTGTATGGTTGACCGGGGTCTTCGACCTTTGGTAAATCTAAAAATAATTCTGCATGGGTTACCTCTGGGTTTTCATCTTGAGATGTTACCTCTATTTCCATGTGACCATGCTCTTGAATATATCTTTGAACGTAGGGTAGAATATCTTTCTTATTCCCAACAAAAGTTTTAGAAAAGCTCATACCGTTTTTATTACGAGGGTCTATCTTTACTGTTATATCCATCGTCTTTTTCTGGAACTCTGATTGTTCGTCTCTCAAGTTCCTTTATAATATGTTTCTCTATCTCTTTCAGCTGCTCTACTGACATTTCGTCTAGAGAGTTTTTAGTTGCTTGCACTAATCTATTTACGTGTTGTTCTTCCATAATGAACCTCTTTCTGTATGTTATATATAATAATATAGAGATTTATATAAATATGTCAATGCCCAAGGTCAACTGATTACTATGAAAAGAAGGAGGAAAGTAAGTATAAGGTTCGGAAAGGAGACGAACCACTAACCAATGACCATGGACAAAGAATAAGATACCTTAAAGAAGAATATTTACAAAATAAAAAAATATTTTTTAAAATATTTCAAATCTCACTCTTTCATTCTTCGACAAGCTATTATCAAAGTATATCAACAATAGTAGATAAATTATTCATTCTTTCAATCATTCTTCGAAAGAATAACATATTCTTCTGAGGGGGGTCGCAGATCTATTTTGTATATATTTTTTATTTGATTTGGTAAAATTTCTTCTTTATAGAGGATTAATATGAAATTTAGAAGTCCCGGTGACCCAATAGTTTTAACAAAAGAACTTGCAGAAATGCGAGATGAATTAACACCAAAGCAAATAGCTTTTGCAGAACACCTAGTAGCTCAAGAGAATAGAAAGACTGCAACAGAGTGTGCAATCTTAGCGGGGTACGCAGAAAACTCTGCAAGAATAACTGCTTCTAAATTACAAAGTCCAAAAGAGTTTCCCAAAGTTCATGCCTACATTAGAGCGTTGCAGGAAGATCTTTGGAATAAATACAAAATATCTCCTGCCACACATATGCGAAGACTTCATGAGATTGGACTTCGTGCAGAGAACCCAACTAGTAATGATGTAAATGATTTTGAAATGAAACCAGACTTGAAAACTGCTTTAGCAGCCGAGATTAGCAGAGGAAAAGCAGCTGGTTACTATGAGAAAAAAGAAAAACAATCTGGTAAAGGTATTGATAGCCTATCTTTAGAAGAGGTAGATAACTTATTGAAACAAATGCGCAAAGAAGTTATCATCGAACACAAGGATATGAGAATTGAACCCAAGACAGTACAAGGCAACGATAAGCCTAAACAAAGCGATAAACAGATTTCTTGAACAAGGCTATTATGTATTTAGTAATGTTTGTGATCAAGGTCCCATTGATATTATTGTATTCAATCCCAAAACTAAAAGGGCACATTTCTTTGATGTTAAAACATCGAAAGGTCCTAGCACAATTGTAAATGGCAAAGCAGTCGGAGGAACTGGAGCAAAACTCAAACCTAAGCAAAAAGAAATCGGAGTTAGACTTGTCCTTGTCGAAGGGGACGAAATTAGAATTGTTGAAACGAGGAAAGAGATTAGTAAGAGACAAAGAAAAGAAAAAAGGTTCCACAACAAAGCGAGGAAAGGAATCAACTTTTTGGAAGAATGTTAGATCGATAACTCCTAATATCTTTTGGACAAGAATAGAAACATTTGGAACACCCGGTATCCCTGATTTACTTGGAGTTTTTGTTGATGATAAATTAAAACGAAACATATCTTTTTGGTGCGAACTCAAGCTAACAAAAGGAAACAAACTAGATCTCTCTCCTTTTCAAATATCATGGAATTTAAAGCGTTATTCTCTTTGCCAAGACAATTTTATTATGGCAAAGGGGGTGGAAGAGAGGGCCATTT